ACAGTTAGCTCTGCAACAAGTGTAACCATAACTGCTTCGTCAACTCAAAGTTTAGCTGATGACGCAGATATACATATTAATGGTAGGGCAGCAGCTAGCAGCACGACTATAGGTGCACAACTAGCTTCAAGTGTAGCTTTAATACCTTTTATAAGTTTGCAAAAACATACAAATGCCACAGTAAGAAATTTACTAGTTGGTTATCAAAAAATAAGTAGAAAAATAACAACAACATAATAACATGGCAGATTTATCAATAAAAATAACTGAAGACATAGAGTTACAAGGACATCAGTATGGTGGCACAAAAGAATTAACTATAACTGGTATTAACGAAGTTTCTAGAAGAGTTGTTACTGCTACAACAACAGACACCACTATAATATCATTTGGAACTGCCTATGGTGCAGGAACATTTATAGAGGGTGATGTTCGATATATAAGAATAACTAATTTAGATGCTAGTAATTATGTTCTTTTAAACATAGAAGGTGATACATCTACTGACTTCACAGTAAGATTAGACCCTGGAGCTAGTTATATGATTATAAGCTCTAGCTCAACAGGTGTTGTTGATTATGCTGACATAAGTGGTTCAACATTAGAAGATTTAACAGCTATCAAGGCAGACGCAAACTCTTCATCTTGTGACTTAGAAATTCTAGTTGCCACTGTATAACTTTGTTAGTAACTTTTAAAATAGGCTACTTTTTGTAGCCTTTTTTTTTGTATATTTATAGAAATTTAATTTAATATATATGACAACAGAAGACTTAATAATAAAGGTCACAGATAAGATGAAAGACCTTTTAATAGAAAAAAACAGGGCATATGGAGACAGTGCCACCAATCCATCAAACGTATTTTCATCAGGTTCACCAATAGATTCTTTATGTGCACGTATAGACGATAAGCTTATGCGTATACAAAATAAAGGTATTAACGATAAAACAGAAGATACTATTTCTGACTTAATAGGATATCTTATATTACTAAAAGTAGCTTTATATAAGGATAAGCGTGAAGAATATGATAGTAAGCTAGAAACTATTAAGGATGGGGGATACTGTAATATTAGTGGTACAATATTGTCCACTGAAAAAGATTTAAAAGTTCATTACCAGAATATTGATGAATATGACGATGACGAAGAAAGTTAGAAATAAATTAGATAAAATAGTTAGAGAACTAGACTCATTAAGGGAACAGTCAAAGCTTAGGTTTGCATTTTGTTTTTTAGAAATGGCTAAAGACTTGAATAGTTTAAATGCTGAGGTAGTTCATAATATACAAAATGATTTAGCTTCTGAAACTTTATTACAAATAATAGAGGACAAAATATTTGAGAATCCAAATAATATAACAATGTCTGACGTAGATGAACAAAAAGAGGTTTTAGCTAAAATACATATGTACAACCTATTTAATAACAACAAAAAAATTAAAGCATAATGGAACTAATAAATGGACTAATAAGAAAAATAGTTGTAGGAGATATAAAAGATGGCATCACCTATGTTGTTGGTCAACCCATAATGAGGGGACAAGCAAAGATAACAGCAATAGTGCAGGACGACATGTACTTTATAAGATATAAAATGTTAAAGTTTAATGTTTTTATAAAGATGGAAGGTAAAGAAGAGTCAGAGCTTTGGAAGTCATTTTTTGACTTAACAGGAATAGAATACAATTTAGATTATACAGAAGAATATCAAGTTAATTAATATGCAGATACCAAAAAATTATTTTTTAGTAGAGGTAGAGAAACCCTACAATGACACTTTTGAAATCAATGGTAAAGAGCTTATAATGGATATTAAGTTTGACCCATACAAATTAGCCAGACAGTATGGTGTTGTTTACGAGGAACCAGGCTGGTTACCAAAAGGTTTAGATTTCGATGTAAAGAAAGGTGATAAAATATATTTTCATCATTTAATTACTGGCTCCAAGGGTGCTGTAACTATAGATAAAAAACATACAACTGAATCTTATCAAGACTATAAAAGTGAAAACTTGATAGACTGGATAGAAAAAGAAAATATATATAAAGTACACTGGCAACAAATATATGCTAGAGTTAGAGATGGAGAGTTAAAGATGCTGCATCATTGGAACTTCGTAAAACAAAAAACTGAATCTGAAGATGATATAAAAACTGCTTCAGGTATATATTTTAAACCTGATGTAGAAGATATTACTCTTTATGGCAATATAGTTTATATGAATGATTGGATGAAAGACCAAGGTGTGGTTGAGGGCGATGAAGTTGTGTTTTCAGAAAACTCTGAGTATGAGATGACTATAGAGGGTGAAAAATTATTAAGAATGAGAAACGAAGATATATTAGCCACAGTTAATAATGAAGGAAAGTAATAAATCATATGTTAAAAGAACTTTGCAAGACCTTATAGACTCTTCCAAAGAAGCAGTAGCTATACTTATAGAAGATATAAGAACACCACTTGACCCTGAATTATCTGACGAAAAAAGAAGAAATGCCATAAAAGCAAAAAAAGAATGTTTTTTAGATGCACAAGAAATACTTATAGGTATATCTAAATTAGAAAATCAGATAGAGGAGGGTAACATAAAAGAGGAAAAAGACTTTGAAAAGGGTCTTGCAGAAAAGTTTGCAAAAAGATAATGAATGTCAAAAACAATAGTGCTAAACTCAAAAAGTTTAGGAGACATAATAGAGATTCAGGGATTAAAAATACAACTACCTAAAAAACCTAGGAAAAGAGACATACTATTCTCAGAAAAGAAAAAGGCAGAGCAAAGGTGGATTAGGGAAGATATGCCTAAAAATCTAACTAGGGAAACAGCAAACGATTACTACGATTACATAGAACAAGAATTTGAAAGGAGAATAAATGGTCTCTGGTTTATGAACAATGGAGAACCCACTTACATAACAGGTAGTCATTACATGTTTATACAGTGGTCTAATATAGATGTTGGTTATCCTGATTATAGAGACGCTAACAGAAAGTTCTTTTTATTCTGGGAAGCATGTAAGCTTGACCCTGACAGTATGGGTATGTGCTTTCTTAAAAATAGACGTTCTGGATTCTCGTATATGGCTAGTGCTGAGATGGTTAATCAAGCAACACAAACGTATGAATCTAATTTTGGTCTGCTATCAAAAACAGGTTCAGATGCTAAAACAATGTTTACAGACAAAGTTGTTAGGATATACAGAAGATACCCATTCTTCTTTCAGCCCATACAAGATGGTTCTAGTAATCCAAGGGTTGAGCTAGCTTTTAGAGAGCCAGCTAAAAAGATTACTAAGAAGAATAAGCATATACAAAAATCTGAAGCACTTAATACAGTTATAGACTGGAAAAACACAGCAGATAATAGTTACGATGGTATGAAGCTAAAACTACTTGTACATGATGAGGCAGGTAAGTGGACTGGCTCTACATCCATAGCCAAAAACTGGTCTGTAACACAAACTTGTTTACTTTTGGGTAGAAAGATAGTGGGCAAGTGTATGATGGGCTCAACAGCTAATAAGTTAGAGGATGGTGGTCTTGAATATAAAAATCTATATTATGATTCAGACATATCTGATAAAGATTTAAACAGAAGAACAAAGTCTGGTCTATATTCTTTATTTATACCAGCAGATGAAAACTTAGAAGGATTTATAGATGAATATGGATTCTCTGTTACTAAAACACCATCAAAGCCTGTGATGGGTATGGATGGCGTAAATGTAGATGTAGGTGCTAGGGATTATATAAAAAACAGAAGGGATGGTTTGAAAAACAATACCACAGAGTTGTCTGAGTTCAAAAGACAGTTTCCATTTACACCAGAAGAAGCTTTTAGAAATGACTCTTTATCAAGTGTTTTTGATGTAGAAAAAATATATCAACAGATGGATTACAATGAAATAGCTGATAATATAACTACCAGAGGTGATTTTATATGGAGAAATGGTATACAAGACACTGAAGTCATATGGATACCAAACAATAAAGGTAAGTGGGAGATATGCTGGGTTCCAGATGAAGATAAGAGAAATCTTATAGATAAAAGTCGTGGAGGTAAAAAGCCTGGTAATTCTTTAAATCTTGTTGCAGGATGTGACCCCTATGACCACGATACAACGACAGATGGTAGAAGGTCTAATGCAGCAACACACGTGTATCATAAATTTACCATGGATGAAAATGCTCCATGCGAACAGTTTGTTTGTGAATATATAAACAGACCACCAAAGGCTGATATGTTTTATGAAGATATGATTAAGACTTGTGTTTTTTATGGCTGTCCTATACTTGTAGAAAACAACAAAATAGGTATAATAAAATACTTTGAAAGAAGGGGTTATTATGACTACCTAATGGATAGACCAGATTCAACACACACTGACTTTAGTAAAAAACAAAAAACAAAAGGTATACCAGGTTCTGGTGTGGCAGTTATAAATGCACAAGCAGAGGCTGTGGCTACTTACATATATGACCATGTTGGTATAAAACCAGACACAGGAGAGATAGGTAAATGTTATTTTAATAAGCTTTTAGATGATTGGAGTAGGTTTGATATTGCTAACAGAACTAAGTTTGATGCAACAATAAGTTCTAGTTTAGCTTTGTTGGCTTCACAAAAATTTGTTAAAATTAAGAAAGAATCCCCAAAATTTGTTAAATTTGTAAAAACTTATAGTAATAGGGGTAACTTATCAAAAAAAATCAGATAAATGGAATACATTGAAAATGCGTTTGAAAAAATAGAAAAAATAGGTGGATACCCAAGTCCATTTGCTACGCCTGAACAAAAAGAGAAAAAAGAATATGGTTTAGCTTATTTCAAAAAAATGTATCACGATTGGAAGGACAACGCTGATATGAAAGTTGACAGCAGAAGGTCTAGATATGTAAAAGCCAGAAGTTACGCACAAGGTTCACAAAATGTTTCTAAATATAAAGATTTGTTAGATGTTCAAGGTGACACTTCATATTTAAATTTAGATTTCACACCTGTAAACATAATACCTAAATTTGTAGACCTTATAGTTAACGACTTAGCTAATCAAGAATATGAGGTGGTAGCCAACGCTGTAGACCCAATAGCACAAACACTTAGAGAGAAAGATAAGAAAGCATTGTTTGCTAAAATGC